CCTAAGCGTCTGCGGTTATTCTTACAACGTTAGTGCCATCTGCTAAAACGATTGCCCTTGTGCCTTGTGCAATCACAATGCCAGTGCCTGCCGATGTTTTAACGGTTATATCATAAGCTTCTGTCGTATTGTTGAAAACAATCCATTCGCCATTGTTTGGCACGATTACATCTCGGTTGCCAGTTAGTGCGCCTGTGACAGTTAAATACCTTGCTCTTGCTTGCGCCGCTGTAAGAGTTACGTTTGCAGTAGTTACAGCAAAGGTGGCTTTGTGGTCAATATGCCGAGCATTCGCCCACACTCGCTCATCCGTGTAAGAGGATACTGCGCTACTTAATGTGATTATTGTATAAAGTGGAATAGAACCAGGAGTAAATGCGGTAGTGTTTCTGCTTACAACTCCAGCTCTAGTTGCTTCAACATAATTAGTTGCAGTGCCTGTAAGTAAAACAGTGCCGTTTGCAATTGTAGTTAATACCCCATCAACAAGCATCCTGCCGCCGTAGAAGCCCCAAGTAAGCCCTGTGGTAGTGGTAGCCCTTCTGCCAAAGATTGTGGCGTTAGAGCCTGCATCAAACAAAGCGTTAGCAGTTATCTCTTTGCCAGCTTGTGATGAAGAGATAACATCTAAATTGGTGGAACTGTTTGCCATTTTTTAATACCTCGTGATTGTGCCGATGCCTGGATAGCCTCTGCCAACTATTGATGAGATTTGATAAACCTTAACATTTATTGTGGTGGGAATGCCTAAAGGAAAATCTGTATTTTGGTCTGCAATGAGATAAGTATATGTTGTAGTTGTTAGCCCTGTTATTGTTCTAACAACATCGCCAGCCTCATCAAGTATTTCAAGTTCATACGCTTCGCTAGTTTCTGCAAGAGATGCATCCACTCTATCTCGCCATTCTCCACCAGCACGCGTTCTTCTAACCCATCTTAAAACACAGTTGCCTGCTGAGTTAGATTGCACCCCGATAACATGCACTGGCGAATAACATTCTTTTCCAACGTTTGCAAAAGTAAAAGATTTGCTAAGAGTATCAGCAATAGAGTCGCCAATTGTCACTGGTTTATAAAATTGTTCAAGGCCAATATCTGAAGTTTCTAAAGGAAGCCGCGCTATACCGTTATTTAAAAATACAACTAAATCACCCGCTGCGTGATTACCAACCTCATGCTCAGTGCCGCGCCTGCCTCTTAATAACCCAGTTAATCTATAAGTGTTTGCTGTTAGTTGCTCTACATTTTTGAACTGCAAAATTTCATTGCCAATCAAAACCGCATTTGAGCCAGAAAAAATGGACAATTCAGAGGCAGAGGACAGGCTACCGCCATAAGGTAGATTAATATCAACGCTATTTGTTTCGTCAAAAATATCAGTGCGCCCAGAGCCAAGCACATTGATCGTATTCCCCATCGTTGCTTTAATTCCTGTAAGTGCAACATTTTCTTCATAAGTTTGCCCGCCATCAAAAGATTTATAAATAACACAGCCAGGCCAACCATCGTTGTAACCAGAAATTGCAATATAAGTGCCATTGTTATCATCAACATCTCTTAGCAGGTTTATATCCAAAAACACAAGCCTTGTTTTTGAAAGCGCATAAATAATTTGTTCATCTGGAACAGATGCGCCGCCCTGGCTTGTAAATATGTAGTTGCTTTGGTCTTCCGAAACACACTGAAGCTCAATAACGCCAGTTAAACTATCGTCTGATTTAACAACTAATAAAAGATGGTTAGCTGTATCTGTTTCAATTCTAATAATATCGGTAGGCTCAATGTATTTATACTTAGTCGAAAAAGATAAACTAAATAAATTGCGAGCAGTCCAAGCGTTATAAAGATAAGCATCCGCAATGCTCTTTGCTTTATCGTCAGTCATTGCAATTGGAAAATCAATACTGGCTTTATTGATTGAGTTTGTTGCCATTCTTTCAGAAAATTGAAGCCCTTGCTGGTAAGAAAAATCTTTGTTGATGTAACCAACATTTACTAGGTTAGGCAGTTCGGATTCCTGAGTTCTATCAATCGTTAAAATATCTTTGACTTCTTCTATGCTATTAGTTGCAGCTAGGTCATCCTGCGTAATAGTAACAACAGGATTGCCTCCACGCTTTACAAATTTAATTACACCGCTCATGTTGATGATTCCACGCTGTCATAAAAGTACGCAGTTAATAAAGGCTCTAGCGCGGCTCTTGCAGGAGCTTGCTTTGTAATAATGTATCCAGGCACTTCGTCAGTCATTCCAGATACATTGATTTGGCTTGGCAACAATCCAACTCTTGAGCTTATGTCAGAAACGATAGAAGATAAAACAGCAGCTTCGTCTGAAGTTGTTTGTTCTAATGGTATTTTTGCAAATTCATTAACAGAGCCACTAGGAAACCCAAGTAGCCAGTTGTTATTGGTTTCTGCAAACGAGCCAGTTCTAAATGCTGTTGTATTTGGGGAAGTTCCAGATATATTGCTCCAATAATAAAAATAATCTATATTTAATGTATCTGGGTCTATATAAAATACATAAGCAAAACTTAATACTGAGTAAAGTAAAACATATTTATCTAGGTAATCTATATAAATGCAAGTTGAATTTACACTAAATGGAATTGGGCTATTGTTATAAGTTGGAGTATTTACTTGCTTAATATTTAAAGTTGTAAATGGCGAATCATTTTGCACTGTTTTTATATAAAACTTATTGCTATCTGTTTCGTGAGCTAAAAATAAAACAAATATCTGTCTTTTGCTATCGTGTAAACATGTAGTAAAATCAGTATCATTTTTAATTGTTGCTACTTGCCCATATTCTAGTGATGTTATATAACAATCTGCGGTTGAGCTTCTTGGCCCAGATAAAACATTGCTTGTATAAACTGGCTTTCCACTTTCATCAGTGTATAAATATATTTTAGCTCTAGCTATCTCCTGAAAAGCTGTGCCTGCTGCATTTGTTATAAATGCTGGATTTGGCACATAAAAAAGCAACTCTGGGTCATATATAACCATTCTTGCTGATAAATTGTCAGAAAATAATAAAACTTTTTCCGAATTCTCATCATATACAAGTTTTTGCATCCATGAGCCGCCAACTTTATCTATATATCTTTTAAACTGGCCTGTATCCGCATCATGTATCCAAAAAAAGTCTGCGGTTGATGGCGCACCTGGAGCAATCCAAATCTCATTTTTAACTGGCACATAAACGCAAGCACTTAATTCATTATAAGGAATTGCTGAAGATTGAGATGCAAATGAATAAGTAGCAGAACCAACAACTTCTCTTTCAAAATAATGCTCATAAATTAAAGAACCGTTCTCGAAATTTGTGCATTTTAAATAATTATAAGTAATGCCATCTTTTATTTTTGTGCCAGACCACCAGCATCTTGACGTATTTTTATCTACTGCGCCTCGACCACTAAAATATTGAGTGCCAGAGTTGGTTTCTATAAAACTTACATTTTTAACAAACTGCTCTCCCTTTATAACCTCAAAAGTAAAGTTAGGTATTCTGTTGCCATATTCAGCAAGAGGGAAGCTATTAAAAACAACATAAGCCCTTCCTCTGTAAGCAGGAACATTTCCAACGCCTTCAATTGACTCAATAAACGCACTTGGCTCTTGCGTTTCTGTTCCATTAAAAACTTTGAATGAAGAGCTAATTTGAGAGCGTGTTTCGCTATTTGGGCTTATATCATAAATAAGCCGCCCATCTGCCCAAATTCTTTGCACTGCATCAATTGGCCCTTCGCATAACATGGTGGCAAAATTAGCAAAATAGCTATAAGTTGTATAAGATGAGCTGCCACCGCCGCCTTTGCCCCCAGATTTTTCAGTTTTTGAAACTTCAACTAGATTTGTTGCCCAAATAATATTTCCAGCAACGCGCATTGAACCATAAGTGATTGGAATAAACTCTCCGTAAGATGAGCCTTGAACAGATTTATCTGCAAGCCTTGGACCTTGTGCATCTTGCCCACCCTGTTTGTTCATCATTGAGCCAACCATTGAGCCTATTGACCAGCCAATGCCAACGGTTGACATTCCTAGATAGCTGGAAGCCAAAATGCCAGAGCTTACTCCAAAACTGGCTGCGCCAGCACCAGCCAATGCTATTGCTAATTGAGCCATTTATTTACCTTTATATCTAAAAGCTGCGACAATTCTTGATTTCCAAACATCATCAAGCCCATGTTCTACAACTTTTTTCACTTCTGCGTAAGCATGAATAATTCCATAATGAGAAACAATTGCTAAGTGTTGCGGCTCTTTATCAAATTTCATTA